TATCTTTTCCGTCAGGATTAAATATCATTTTGAATATCTTTTTCATAAGCAATCAACTCCTCTAACTGCTGCCTTGTCTGTGCACCAGTTACACGGTAAATTTCAACATTATCTTTAATTAAAACAAGCGTAGGAATAGAACGAACTTCAAAGTCTTGTGCCATTTCAATTTCAGCATCAACATCAATGATAAAAAATTTAGCCATGATCTGTTCACGGTTTAATTCTTCTACTATTGGCCTTGTTTTTTTACAAGGATTGCACCAGTCTGCAGTAAAGTATAGGATATGTTTCATTTTTTAGATTTTAATCTAGCCTTTTTAAGTGCTTCAAAATCTTTTACCTTAGTATCTCCAAGGTATCCCCATGCATACCCATCGTTAATCATCATGTCATTAAGGGATACAGTGTCTCCATTAATATATACCCAGCCTAAAATGCGACCATACTTCTCAGATGAGTCCATCTTCTCAGTCTTAATTACAACAGACTTAGCATCCTTTAGAGCCTTTTTTAGATACTCTTTGGCTTCAAGACCGAGAGCCTTCTCAGCAAGATCCTTTGTACGAGACTCAGGGGTATCAATACCAGCCAATCTTACACGAGATGCAAATAAAATATCAAACCCTAAATCAATAAGAACATCAATGGTATCTCCATCTACTACATTTTCTACTTTTCTAACATAATACTCATACATAATCTTTATCCTTTAATTTATTTTGAACCAATTTATCTCGTTCGTCTATAACCGTAAGAGCAAAAGACATCATCTTTTTATATCCACCTGCATCATTCATAATCTTATTATAGTGATGCCCACAAAACATTAAATCTCCAGATATTCCAGTTATCTTAACAAGTGCTTCTGATGGACAAGAATCACAACGATCTGTTGCCTTTAATAGCCACTCTTTTTGAACAATTTCTTCTGTCATTGTCATGTTCATAGTATACCGCTACTTTCTGTTATCAGTGGAATAGAATCCACTACCGTTGAATACTGCCGTTATATTAGAGTATACACGTTCCAGTGGTAGAGTGCAAGTTTCACACCCATACCCTGGATCGATGTCTTTGATAGATCTTTGTTTGATTACAATTTCAGAACATTGTCCTGTGCATTTGTATTCATATGCTGGCAATTACTTAACCTGACTTCCTTTGCCACCGTTAGAAGACTTGCTTACTGCTGACTTTTTAGTAGCATCTGGAGATGTTGCTTTTACTGGAGTTGCTGCTAGTTTATTTAACAGTGGAGTATTTTCTTCACCAGTATAAACTGGACGGCCCCAACCAACAACAGCATTTAGCAATTTCTTTTTATTGTTCTTGACATAACCACGAGTCTTCTCTACGCACATTCCTCCGTTGCGCTGATCTCCCTTTGCAGTTCCTGAAGTGTTTCCTTCAATAACTTGAATAGTCCCATCGCCATTGTTCTTAATGCAAAGACCAACATGTGAAATACGATTTACACCATCATCTGGGAAATCAAAATAAATCCAGTCTCCTGCTTGTGGATCATCATTACGTGCATCTGACCAGCGGCCTTCTTTTTTAAATTGATCTGATGCTGCTACTGTTGATGCAGACTTTGGAAACTTTGCTACCCCCGCAGTAAATGCACACCAAGAAACAAATGACTGGCACCATGGTTGGAAGTTAACCTTCATCCATGCACCATATTTTGTTTCATTATCTTTAGGACCTTCAATGGTTCCTAATTCTTTCTTTGCAATCTCAATGATTGCTTCTAGACTACCCTTTGCTGCCATGTTTTATCTCCTAATATTAAGGGGCAGTTTAAAGACATGCCTAGGTCTCTTATATAATTATAGCCTATATACTATTTTTTAGCAAGTTTGATTTCAATAGTCTTTGGCTTTTTATCTTCAGGAATGATACGATCTACATTAATATGCAGCATACCATCTTTCATTTCTGCACCAGTTACTTCCATATATTCTCCAAGAGCAAATGATCGTACAAATTTACGACCAGCAATACCCTTGTGAACAACTTCAGCATCTATTACCTCTACAATTTCACCCTTAATAATAAGAGTTCCATTGTCTACTGAGATATTAATATCTTCCCTAGAAAATCCAGCAATAGCCAAAGAAATCCTATATGTATCTTCATCTAGTTTGAGAAGATCATATGGAGGATATGTCTGTGAGTTTGTTTTATGTGCGGTATTTAAACGGACTAACTCTCTGTTAAATCCAATAAAAAAAGGATCATTGAATAGATCCAGTGTTGTTGTTACCATTTTATTCCCCTTTCAAGCGAATAAGTTATGTACCCCCAATCGGCAGGTACCTATATATTATATCAAACTTTTGGAGCGAATAGCGGGAATCAAACCCGCACATTAACCTTGGCAAGGTTACGCACTATCACTATGCAATATTCGCATTGCTGGTCTGGCAGGTCACGATCCTGCGACTTCCGAATTAACAGTTCGGCACTCTACCAACTGAGTTACAGACCAAATCCGATTAATTTAAAAGAGAAGCATATTTCCCTATTTTTGGTAATGAACCTACAAATACATCCCAAGGTTCATCTTTAATTTTGTTGACTGCTAAAGATGTTGCTACTACTGTTGCAACTGAAGTTCCACTCATTGCAGTCATATTACCACGAGAATCAAGAATTTTTAAACATGCAGTGTTAATAAAATTAACACAAATTCTTGATATGATCTTGGTAGTTTCATTAATATTACTAACTGGAACCACTGTTCCATTGGCAAGTGCACCAGCGACAGAATATACTCCAGTTACACAAGCAGGAAATCCAATATGATTTTTCTTTGAATCGTTGCCAGTTGCTACAAAGGTTGCAACATTATTTGATTTTAAAATAGCAACAGAAGACTCAAATAAAGTATCTTTCGGACAGGTTCCTACTGGAAAGTTACTTCTAGACTGACTAATAGAGACTGCTTTAATGTTAAGTTTAGATGAGTTTACTGAAACCCATGCAAGAGCACGAGCCAATGATCCTCCATCATTGCGAATCATTGAAAATGTGTCATAAACTTTTTCATCCGAAATACGAATAAATACAATTTTAATATTTGGGTTAGTCACTGTTGCAATTTTTGCCATGTTGTAACCATGATCAGCACCTTTAATATTAAAATTATTTACTGATGCAGTTCCTTTACCCTCAGAAAAAGAATAAGAACCCTTTGAGTCTACTAATGTTTTACCATTAGGACAGGTGTTTAAAGTAAAACAAACTTCATAAACGACATTTGTAAACTTTGATGAATCAATTGCTGAATCAATAATTGCAATTGTTTGACTTTCTGCTGCTTGAACTGGTTGAACCAATACAAGTCCAAACACTACTGCTAACAAACCCACTACTTTTTTCATTATTTCTCCCTGTTAGTTTTCTTTGATTTTAATTACTACTTGGCAAGGGTCTCCGCCCTCTTCCCATTCCTGTTGCTCTTCTTCATTCATGTATGGATCACCATCATGAGTATTACAAAACGGTTCAGTTACCCATCCCCGTTCAATTCCGTTTTCAAGCCAAATCTCAAACTCTTTATAGTCTAAGTCTTTGTCTTGAATATTATTTAAAATTTCTTCCCATTCTTCGGACATATTATAAGTATACTCCTAAAGGCTTACTACGTCAACTGGGCCCATGCATGATGGGTTAAATTTAATTGCAGCATTTACTGCTTGCATTACTCTATTCCTTGCATTTTTTTGTTTATCTGTTGCATATAAAACTCCATAAGCATACTCTGCTCCAGAACCCATAGCCAAATATGGCAGGGTATATTTAGATAAAGACATATCTGCAGAACTATGCTCATAAATTTGTCCACGAACACAGATAATTAAACCAAGGTCTCCGTCTTTAGATGTGTCTACCCAGAACTCATTGTAAAATTCTTTTAGTTCTTTAACAAACCTTGTCTGCATAAACCTATCTGTGTCTTTAATATTAGGGGCAGTTGGTTTAAAGTTATAACGGATTCTTTCTCCGTCCATTGCTCCAGCATACCCAATAAGATATGGGCCTATCTTCCAAACCTTTGGTGCTTCAAGTGCTAGAATGGTTCCATCATCTGATGCCCCACGATCTCCAGCCATATAAACTTTATCTTCATGGCGAACAACAGCGATGCAAGTCATGACAAACCCCTCCCAGATTAGGTACATTTAAGTATACCATTGCCCCAGGAGGGGTGTCAAGCAAGGTCTATATTATGACTAATTAGCCTTTTTGTCTACTGATTTAAACGCATCATTGATTTCTGCCAATGATAGTTTTCCATCGTCCAAAAAAGCCCTAGCCAGCCTTTCAATAACTGTTGCTACTCCTAATAGTCCTGCAAGCATAACTGCCTGAACTGTGTCAATTCCTACCACGGCTCCTGCTCCCAAGACTGATAGTCCTGATGCTGCGAATACCGCAAGAATTCTCATTAGAATATTTGTTATTGCTTTCTGTGGGTGTTCATTCTTTGGGGGTTCTACTATTTTTTTA